GACTACCAACACGCAAAAGGCGCTGGCTGCAGCGTCTGCGCTTCTTCTTGGAGTGCCAACAGCAGCATTATCTCACACCAACTCTATAGGATATGTTGGTGGAGGTAACGGATCCGTTACCTTCTGGTATGGTAACTGGCATCCTGGAACTACTTTTAATGAAGGTACTTTAACTTTACAAGGTATCAACGGGACTAGTTTTTCCCCAACAACAGTCAACTGGACTTTGATTCAGCAGACTATGCCAAGTGGTTTGATTCCAGGAACAAACTACTTTACATCTAATGGAACTCAATTAGTCCCTTATGATCCAAGTATTCAAACTTCATATTCTTGGCAGGGTGTAAGTTTTACTGGACTTTCCGCTGGTGATTATCAGTTTACTTATAATGCTGCAGGTGCTCCAACAGTAAACTGGATGCCTATGGATAATGTGATTCTTTCCAGCACAGTTAGTCTTTCAGCATCTGCTCTTTCTGGTGATGCTAACCAAAACGGTATTCTTGACATTTATGAAACTGGTGGAACACCTCCACCACCAACTCAAGTTTCTAGTGCTCCTGGTAATAGTATTGTTACTACATCAACCACTTATGGAACAAGAACTACGTCTGGAACTCCACACAGACATGTGATGGGAACTGATGCAGACGGTAATCAAACTGAGACTCACTATACTGATAGTGCAGTAACAACCATTCCAACAACCACAGTTACGACCACAACAACGCCAGTCACTGTTATAACTTGGTCTGATGGTTCTACCACCACAACAAATGGGACACCAGTTATAACAACAGTCACAACAGATGATAACGCTGGAACAACTGTTATTACTCAAACAAATGTAATTGACTGGGTTAAGACCAGAACTTATAATGTTTCTGCAGTTTCTTCAGTTCAGCATACAAAATCTGAAAATGGTGGGACACAAAAAGTTAATGCTTATAGAACAACTACAACTACAACCACTCCAATTTATACAAAAGTCTATACTGATGGCACTCCTACCGTAGTTACATCTGGTGCTGCAACTGTTAATGTTGCATATGCTTCCAGAGATTATTTTGGACGCATTGATCAGTTAGAAGTTCTTGATGGAATCAATGATGGTATCAATGGACTTCTAAATCACGAACCATCAAGAACAAAAGAAAAAGTAAGAGTATTTGAAAATAACAGATTTGTTCAATCTTATAATGCTGATGGATATACTGCTGATTCTAAAATCTTTGGTGGTGGAATTGAAGTGGACCTTACGAAAGGTTGGACAGTTGGATTCCAGTATAATCAAGTTAACATAGTTCTTGATGGTGTTGATTCAAAGTCACATCAGAAGAAAAATCATTATGGTATTTTCAATACTCTTCACGGTAACACTCTTACTTTGAATACAAACGCTGCGATTGCAGATAGTAATTATAGATATGGAAGAAATGTTGGGGGAGTTTTCTATAACGAAGGCACTACGACTGGAAATGAGTGGTGGGTTTCTAATCGTTTATACTGGCATCTTCATAAGTCAGTAAAACCATTTGTTGGTTATACTATTCAAAATGTGAAAAGAAATGCTTACAATGAAAGTGGTTCTGTTCAGTCTGCAAGAAGTGTTGATGAATTTAACCAAACCACACACGTTGGTGAAGCAGGTCTCAAACTTGAAACTCGTTTTGGTGGTAAGAAAAATAACCTGTTTGGTGTAAGTGTAGAAGGTGCTTATGGAACTGATAGTTCTTATGGAGTTACTGCTGCTGTCGATTATAAAGAATTGTTAATTGTTGAAGCGTCTCACGGGTTAAATAATGGAGTCACGAACAACTCTGTTGCTGGCAAAATTAAATTCAGATTCTAATTTATGGAAATCGGAATCACTGCAAATGCGGTTGCCTTAGTTTTATCTACAATATTAATTGGTGTAGTAACTCCGATTAAAACTTACATAGGATTCACTGCAAGTCCAACACCTACAACTAAAAAACAAATTAATCTTAAAGAGCCTATAGGTGTATTTGGTATTCAGCACGACATTCATAAGAATGTTAGATTATTTGTAGAACATCAAAGTAGTGTTCCTGAAAAAGATGATGGATTGGGATTTAATCATGCAGGTGTTAAGTTTCTTTTACCAATTGAAAAGCATAGTAATGTGTATGCAGGACTTTCTGTTCATCATTTAGGTTTAGATAAAGACCGAACAAATATGAATAATCCGATTGTAATACTTGGTGGAGAGACTGGTGGTAGAGATGTGAAATTATTTGGAGAATATATCACTGCTGCTGATGATTTCTCAAATGGTCGTTTTGGGATGGGAATTAAATACATTTTTAACTAAATAAGACAGACTTCATCACACGGACTGATGGATAAACACAAAGAAAATCGTGTTGGTATGTTAATTCGTATTGCTATTCTGAGTTGGTCTGCTGCTCTTCTTACCGCAAGTTATGCTGGGGCTCTATCGAAGATGGACCCAACTTTCATTGCAACCGTCTTCACTGCTTCTGCTGCTACTTTTGGTATTAATACCATGAAGAAAGGTGGTGATGAAGAAGAAAAAAGAGAAGAACCTAAAAGGGAAGAAGTAGTGGTTGAAGCACCGCCTGAACCACCTGCTCCTGAAGTAGCAGCACAAACTCTTGAAGCAAGAGTTGAAGCTCTTGAAGAAGGTCAAGTTCAACCACGCACTACAGGAGCATAATGTCCAAGTCTGCTAATAAAGGTAAGAAAGGTTCTGCTGGAGGAAAACAATCCAAGCAGAACCAGGGCAATGCTACTGCTAAAAAGGCTAAGAACGGTGGTAAGAAAAAATAATGAGGTATTATGCCACGCGAATGGAATACTCCAATTCGGGAACCCTGGAATCCTGTAATTAAAAAGTGCCTTGATGCGATTGACGAACACATCAAGGCACATATTAAAACGGGAGATGACTGGCACTTATCACAAGCAGAAATATTAAGAAAGTATGTAAAAGATTTGAAGGTCTGGATTCATAAACAAGAGGGGCGAGAATGAAAAAACTCCTTACAGCATTCGGTCTATCATTAACTTTAGCATTTCCAACATTTGCTAATTCTATAGAAAAGAAACAACCAACAGTTCCAGCATACAGCCTTGCAGCAATGGGTTGTATGATACTCAGAGAATGCACACAAGGAGTCGAACAACTTACACCAGACTCTGCATTTTTATCTGGCAAAGAGTTCGATAACTTCAGAACAGAAATTAAATCTATTTTGGTAGCACTTAATAAACTGAACGTTCCAGTTTATATTGGTCCTAGTAGATACTTTACACCAAGAACGATAGGTTTATACAAACCAGAATACAATCGTTTTTTCATCAATGAAGAACTTCTGAAAGATCCTAGAGAGTTTTTGGGAACACTTCGACACGAAGGATGGCACGTCGTTCAGGATTGTATGGGTGGTGGAATTAAAACTTCCTTTATGGCACAAGTCCATCAAGATTCTGAGATTCCTGCTTGGGTAATGAAGATGACTAAACTATCTTATGAGAGTATGGGTCAGAGTCGTGCTGTGCCATGGGAAGCAGATGCTAACTGGGCAGAAGAACAGTTAGGTCAAACGGCAAAGCACCTAGAAATGTGTGCGAAAGGACCACTCTGGGAGCAGGTAAGACCCACTCCGATGACGATGGAATGGTTGATTGGATGTGGTTGGATGAAACCACAAGAAGGACATAAGGAATATACGCCAAATAAAAAAGCAGATTATTGTGTAGAAGGTAAGTTCTAATGCCTCAAGAATTTCCTTGGGGAGTGATGGCGATTCTTGGTCCAGGACTTATCTTTGTTGCGTATATCATTTACTATATACTACGGTTAGCAAACGAGGAGATGAAAGATGAACACGACACTACCCACAGAAGTCATTCTAAAGGCAGTTAAAAACTGTGTTGATGTTTATGCTGATAAGAATGATTTCATTGTAGATAAAAGTATTCCTGGATATTGTATTCTCGCAATTGAGGGAACCAACGAAACATCAGACTGGGCAACTAATCTAAAATTCTTATTCCGTAGTGAAGATACTCACAGAGGATTTAAGGATAATGCTACCAGAACGATTACAGAACTAGTATTAAACTTTGAGTCACTTGAGAAGGGTAGAAAACTGATTCTTGCGGGACACTCTCTTGGTGGTGCGACTGCGACTGTTGTTGCTGATTTAATGCTTAAGTCCGCACCAGACCTAGCAATCATCACAATTGGTTCTCCCCGTCCAGGTGGTAGAGGTTTGAAAGAAAGACTGAAGAATGTAGAGCATCTTCGTTTTGTTCACGGTGATGATGTTGTTCCCAAAACTCCACCTTTCTTGACTGGATATGTTCATACTCATCCAGAGATTCATTTAGAAGATGCTGATGATAAGAGATTTGATGGTGTAGAAGACCATAATGCTGTTTATTACTACAACGCAATTGAGAAGTTACTGAAATGAAGAACCTAGCACTTATTTTATCAGCGGCAAGTCTGGCGGTGAGTGGAGCACTTTGTTATGGTGCTTATGTAACTTATCAAAAAGCACAAAAGATTCTGGACAACCCAGAAGAGTTCGTCGGTGCTGTTGTAGAGAAACAAGTCAACAAGGCATTTGAGAAACTTCCTATCCCCAAGATAAATACAGAGAAGTTTAAATTACCTTTCTGATGGAAAATAAAGATCCATATATTTACAGAATTCGTGAGATTCATAAAGTTGTTGATGGTGATACGATTGATGCTGATATTGATTTGGGGTTTTCTATAAGTTTAGAAAAAAGAATTCGCCTTGCTGGGGTTGATACTCCCGAAAGTAGAACAACGGATCTCAAAGAGAAGGCAATGGGTCTTGAATCAAAAGAATGGTTGAAAAAAAAACTTGAAGGTGCTAAAGATATTATTATCAAGACCGAACTTCCAGACAGTACAGAGAAGTATGGAAGAATCATCGGGCATTTGTTTATTAATGGGCAAGAGACCTCATTGAATAATCAAATGATTGCTGAAGGTTATGCTTGGAATTATGATGGTGGAACAAAGGTCAAGAACTTTGCTGAACTGGATGCGAAGCGTAAGAAGTAATCACTTTGAGTGAAATCTTTTGTATTGTTCTTTCTTTTGATTCTTCTGTTCTTTTTTCAGCAACTTATTGACTTTCTTGAGAGATTGACTTTTCTCAAACGCAAAGAATATCTGAAGTTCATAAGGGGTAAGGTCTCTACTTAAGAGTTTCTTGCCCCTTACAAATATCTGTTGAACAATCGGTTTCATTTTATTTACCATCCATTCCACCAAAGATTTGCCAACAAGAGCCGCAGCGACAGAAGCAGTAGCAGTGGTGCCAGCAAGAATAACTTGTTCTTTAGGTGGGATGGGAACTTCCCCGACGATTGGTACTTCAATGACGGGCACTCCTAAATTAGTGTTTGTGGTATTAGTTTCTTTGATTATTTTGTCTTGTACAGATTCTTGAGGAACTTGAACCTGTGGTAAAACTGGTTGAGCATCAGGAAGTCCTCTTGTCTTTTCTTCTTTCTCTTCCTGTTGTTTTCTCTGCTCTGCTCTGACAGCAGCATCAAACTCTTCTTGAGTCGGTACATCAATCACGGGATACTTAATAGTTGTATCTGGCATATGAATGATGGGCATATCAATTTCAGGTATAATAGTTCTACCTGTTCTGCGAGTTACAGGAGGTTCTATCGTTGGAATGATAGGTGGGGGTTCACTTCTTATTTGGATTGGTTTGATTTCCATTTGCTACATCCTGTACTCTTGGATACTTCACAACAACATCAGCACAGATTTTTGCATAAGGACTCTCTGGGTGAAATGAAATTCCATTCTTCATTGCTTCACCACACTTCAATAGCCTGACTAATTCAAAATCTAATCTTGCTTTATCTGCTTCTGCTTGTTGTCTTGTAATCTCTGTACGAACTCTTGTCTTACAAAGTTCTTGAAATGAACCATCAAGAGGAATAGAGAAACCTGCCGACAAACCAGTGTTTAGAGAATTTTGTTGATATGAAGTTGGGTCAGTGCTACCAGATAAACTATTGTATCCAAAAGTCTGAACGTTTAATGTTGGACCTTGACATGAAACACCACCACCATAAGTATTCACAGCAAAAGGACCCTGAAGCACCTGTACTGCCTGATTGGTTACATTGCCAGTCGCAGATGCCGAGGGTCCTGCAATATTCGTATTAGATGGTGCTTCTGCAAATACAGGAGACGCTAAACCGATTATTGTGTAAAGACAGATATAGAATTTGTGGTAGATTCTTCTACCGTTTTGCGATCTATCCATGTTTCTTTCGCAATTCCAGGAGTCAGATAAGTCTCACTAAACTGGAACGGAGCACCTTGATTGATGATCGTATAGTTCGCTCCTGGAGCAGGTGTTCCAGGGATGTTGATGTTAGTACCAGTGACTGTATAAGATGTCCCAGTGGTATATTCTATTTGTTTGATAACTTCAATCACTTCAGTGCGAGTTTTAGTCTCAGAAGTAATTGTGCCACTCGTAAAGTTAGGAGTGACTGGTCCAGCATAGCAGGGAGATATAAATCCCGCTGCTACCAGCAAAACGGGAGTTATGTGTCTCACTTGAATACGCTTAATTCGATGGTTCTTTGTGCTGTTGCACTCGTTCCAGATCCGCCAGCAGTGACTGTAGGGACGCCAGTTCCACTTAAAGTACCAGCAAGAGAACCTTTATCTCCACCTAACTGAGTAGTAGAGTTGCCATAAAGGTTGGGAGAAGCAATTGTTCCAGAAGCTGCCGACTGATTGGTGACCACAGTATCTGCAGTGATTGATGTTTCAGAGAAAGTAAATGCTTGCCCGTTTGTGTTGACCGCATAAGAACCCGCTCCACCAACTCCTCCAAGAGTTGTTACATTAATGTTTGTGCCAGAGACAGCGTAGGATCCTCCTACTCTTTCTGTTTGAACCGCTGCACCCTGAACGCTTAATTGAATTGAGTCAGTGATTTTTGATGTGATTTCGCCAGCAAAAGCAGGAGTGGTAAGGAATAACGAAAAGATAAGTGCTAATCTTTTCATTGTTCTAGTGATGATGAACTATTTGTATTTAGCGAGACAGTTTTTCAATTGGCACACTTGACAAATCCTAAATATTAACTTATTATGAAAAATCCCATAACAGGGATTACATCATGAGAATTTGATGTGATATTAGAGCCGTGGGGTCTGCCCTCTGAGAAGAGGGAAGTGCGCTTTCCCTATACGGATGTAGAGTTCAATTAAGTTTAGTGCAAAATTTCTTTACAGTAGCCCTGCCTCTTCTGGCATCGGTTACGACCAACGTGGCAACACTGCCGATATTTCCTCCTTTGACGACGCCACCAGCGCCGTTTTCTGTTATTAAGGAGTTTGAAACACCGACAGCGACCAAAGAGGTTGCTCCCGAAAAGCCAAAAGAAAAAAGGCTTATTTGTAAAGGGTGTAATGAAAATGAAAATGTTGCCCTGAATTATTTTCAGGACATTGGAATTAAAGACAGAAACGCCCTTGCTACTATCATGGGCAATATTAGACAAGAATCAACTTTTGTTCCTAATATTTGCGAAGGTGGTAGCAGAACCAGTTATCATAACTGCTGGCGTGGTTATGGACTGATTCAATGGACATCTGCCAATCGTTATTATGGATTGGGTGATTTTGCTAAGAAGTTTGGTGGTTCTCCATCAAATCTTCACACGCAACTTCGTTATCTGACGAATGAAGTCCAGTGGAAAGAGATTGAGGAGCGTATGAAGACTCCTGGTAAATCAATTAACCGCTACATGGACTATGCGTATAGTTGGATTGGATGGGGGCATCATGGTGCTCGCACTTCGTATGCTCATGATTATGCTTCTCGTCTGATCACGGTAGAAGTTTGATACAATAGAATAATGGGGAGAGTGAATATCTCTCCCTTCTAAATAAAAGAGATTAATTGAAACTTATGACCGAACAACAACAACATCTCCAAAATCTTTTACAACAAAAATCTTCAATTGAACAGCAACTGCTTCAAAGTAGAGAGCTTCTTTTGAAAGTTCAGGGTGCAATTGAATACTTAACTCAAATTGGAGTAACACTTCCTGAACCAGAAGTGGCAGAAGAATCAAAACCAGAATTTACTGAAGAATCTGTTGAGGAGTGATACATAGTAAGAGTGCTGTGCTCTTATGATCAACTTTAATTTTGGTAAGAAAAAACCAGATAAAAAGCAACTTATAATAGTCAGTATTGTACTATCAACTATTATCGCAGCACTCTCACAATGTACTGGAGTATCTGAAAATGGACTTTGGGACTTACTGGATGAGATTCAAAGAAAGTATTTTCCACAAGGTATTCTTAATGAACTTATTTTACAAGATCCTCACGCAGTAGAACGCAGAGTCAAGCGTGATGTTGATCGGGCAATTGATGAAGTAACTCCAGAGTATGACCGTATCATTGAAGAATCAAATAAGCGTTATAAACCAAGATATGTTGAGAAACCATCAGACGGCAGTGAGGCACAAAAACTGCTTGGTGGAGAAATGAGAATCTGTGCTGTATGGGTTGACGACTGCCCCAAGCAGTAGTATAATAAGAAAGTCTTCAGGGGCACGTAACTCAGATGGATAGAGTATCCGACTTCTAATCGGTTTGTCGGGGGTTCAAGTCCCTCCGTGCCTGTTGGAAACTTTATGTTTCCTTATATTCCCCGATAGCTCAATTGGTAGAGCAAAGTGCTGTTAACACTGAGGTTGTAGGATCGTGCCCTACTCGGGGAGTTGGTCTTATAAATAAGATTAACATATTAAGTTAATCACTATGAGAGACCAAGAAAAACTAAAGAAAAATGTAGGTAATTGGAGAAAAAAAACAAAAGAACTTCTTGTTGAATATAAAGGCGGGAAGTGTGAATTTTGTGGTTATGATAAATGTATTGAAGCATTAGAGTTTCATCACATTAATGAAAACACAAAAGAGTTTCAAATTTCTGGTTCTACAAAATCTTTAGAAAAACAGAAAAAAGAAGCAGACAAGTGTTATATGCTTTGTGCTAATTGCCATAGAGAATTACACGCTGGTCTTACTTCTTATCATAAACCTTCTGTTTTGCCCTTGTAGCTCAGCTGGTAGAGCGCGGCTTTTGTAAAGCCGATGTCGCAAGTTCAAGTCTTGTCGGGGGCTCTTGACATAATACTCGTTATGTCATATACTTCTTTCGTCCGTGTGAAGGAATGTGCGTGGGGTTCCGTGCCTGTGAAGGGAAACCTGAGGCTGGGTAAATCCCCACCATTGCGGAGTTAGTTCAGCGGTAGAACGCTATCCTTCCAAGTTAGATGTCGTCGGTTCGATTCCGATACTCCGCTCTTAAAAAGTC